ACCGTACCCAATATTGGGTACGGTATATCTTTTTCTTATTTTATATTTACTTTGATTTCAAGATTATCTCGAATTATGCTACACATCAAATGTGTAGTTTTCAAGAAATATAGATCTGGGATTTCTACCCCTGGAGCTGGCTGTTGAGTATAGGATTTAAAGCTACCTTTCAGATAGTAAGCTAGATCATTTTCACCATCCAGTAAGTATAATATTGTCTTAGTATCATAGTCACCATCGATTATTCTTTCAATGGTCTCACAGATATGTAATCCTAGTGTGAAGAAGCTAATATCCTCTGCAGTTACAACCATATTTACGGTATCTAGATTCTTGATTTCAGTTCCTTTTGGAACTACTAGAGCACCAGGAATATAATTCTGACGCATCTTTTCCAATTCTATTTTTAAATGTAATTTTATATCTTGTATATTTTCCTTACCAATTAGTTTTACCATTCTTTTTTCTCCTAATAATAATCTCTTCGTCATCAACGTAAGAATCAGCTAAACCTATTGTTTCATCAATGAGAAGCATATTATACCTCTCAATATTTCTTATTTCAGATTCAGGTGTATAGAATTTAGATTCTAACACTGCTCCGATGGAAACGATCTTGAGGAAGTTTTTCCTAAAATCGTTACCTAATTCTAATAGGTATGCTGCGGATACTAAATTTTTAGCATCCTCGAAAAGCACTCTAATGTGCTTTTCTTCAATTTTACGTAATTCTTTTTCAATAGAGTCTTGCAGACTCATCAAATACTTTCTATCCATTTCATCTTTCTCCTTTTTACTAAAATTAAAATCTACACGATTAATTACAGATTGTTTATTTTTACAAACTTCCCGTACACGCTCCAACGGATGACCACCCCAAAGCATATACCTTCGTTGTTTTCTTGTATCGTATCTCATATCTTTTTAAAAATTCCCAATCCGATAAACATCTCATTGGTTCTTTCCCATGATGATAATTCGGATTTTATAGCTTCCATATTTTCTAACTCGTCTGAATCATAACTACATGCTAGTATACATGCAGTATTAGCATCAACACCAAACTTACCAATTATCCATTCTCCCAATTCTAATTCACGAGCATTCATTTTTAAACCCCTTATTTCAATACACTTTTCATTAACTTAGATTCCCTTTTAGCCATGAAGGATAATAAATCCTCGTTAAAAGAGTTACATTTTTTAATTTCTTCTTCACTATAACTATTAGCTAGCAAAGATGCAGTTTCTTCATCAGAACCACATTCCATCATAAACTGTTTCATTTCTTCTACTGTATTCATTATTATCCTCCAAATATATTTATTTTAATTATACACGTTGCATACGTAACAACAACGCAGTTTGTCTGTCAATAATAAAGTTTTCCAAGACTAGGATAAACTTATCCAAGTCATTTAGTAATTCTAGTGGAGCGGAGTCGACAGCCAACTGTGCTGTTTCTTCATCCATAGCAAACTTAGCCAAGATTGCTTTCTTAGCTTCTTCTTTTTTAAGGGTTACGTTTTCAATAATAGCTTCTGTACACATATTCATTCTCCTTATTTCTTTTTATTAGCAACTTGCTGTTCAAGTTGCTTGCTTTTCTTAACCAATTCCTCGACTTCATGAGATTGGTATTGTTTTATAACCTCTCCTTGATCGTCGATTTTCTGCTGTAACTGTTGTATCTGTTGATATTGCTGCTCTACTTTAGAAGTAGTCACAATAGTATTATAGATTAGAGCACCAATTAATGCTAATACTATAACAGATATCAAACCTACTATAAACGCTGCAAATTTTTTCTTTTTCTTAGTAGGTTTTAATTTTATGGTGTTTTTTACTGCATCATAAATTGAATTAAATTTACGAAGAACTTTGAAGGTTTCTACATTTCCAAGAATGAAAATGTTTTCTTCAATTTCTTCATAACTGAATCCAATAAAATAAACATGCTCTACTTTATTGGATGCATCTTCCTGATTAAATGATTTGTTAAACTTAACTTCAACCTTATAGGTTTCAGCTCCTTCTAATTCAGCATCAGGTACGATGAATGTTCGATATTCTTGGTAATATCTTGAACTTGGTTTGTCTAGATATAATATTCCAGGAATATCATTTTTGGTGAATGCTTTTAATTCACCATAGCTACCTTTCCAGGTGACAGCATCGTCAATCATATCGTTTAGATACGACTTTTCTGTTTCCATTTGACCTCCTTTGATATAAATTTAAATTGAGTTAATAAATACATAACTCTTTCACTATTATAATATACAAGTAAAATTTTTAATTTTTGCAAAAGATATGGGAGTGGGGAATATTCCCCACTCCACTTTTATACATTTATTGGTATTCTAATATCTTTAATCTTAGCACTTATTCGTGGTTTATGTGTCGTATCTCTAAGGATATGGACAGTTCTAGGACCTAACATTTTGTAATCTTGGTCTATTTTAAGTTCTTCTTTATCCATATAAACGTTAACGATACGATTGCGTGTTAGGGTCTTATAATTAGGTGGAACAGTATATACATTATCTTCTAATGTAATCATAAGATCGACTTTCATTATAATCACCTATTTCTTAAAACCAAATGCTTTAGCCACATCAATTTCATGTAGTTTAATAGTACTATCATGGAATGCTTTCATGGCAATATTTTTAATACGAGATGCAAGTTGAGGTAATGCTACACCAACGTTCTTAAATCCAGCACGATAGAAGAAGTTGCCAGCACAGACATTACAAATCTTACCCTTTTCTTTATATTCACATAAAGAAGAGAATCTCATCTTAACTGTCTTACCAATGTAGTTATTGATATTATCAGAAGTGAGTTCTACTAGCTTATTTCCTTCAACCACATAGCAATACATAACCATACTAGCGATCTTCTTATCAATAGTAATTGTAATAGTACGTTTAGTACCACAATCAGAACCAGCTGGTCCTAGAGTAAGATGTTGGAATGCTCTGAGGAATAGTTTTTCCCAATAACCACCAACTTGTGTTTTAACACCACGTTTATATGGACCTTCTGTCATAGACTTAGCCATATTAACATAGTCTTCTCTACTAGTACCTTCAGCGTAGTTAGATGTGATAATATTATAACCCTTAGATGGGTCAGGGTCTTTAGATGCACCTTTAAGAACAAAGATATTCTTAAAGTTGTTACCAAATTTACCCTTAGCACCAGAGTCATATAAATCCATAGATGGATCTAGACCTAATTCTTTCTTAGCTATATCTAATAACTCTTTTTCGATCTTAGAAATAGCATAGAGTTTCTTATCTGGATCTTGTAAATCCTTTTCATATTGTTTAAGAAGCTTTTCTTTATATGGACGTAAGAATTTACCCATCATAAGCATCTTATCGCTAAACCCAGCACTTAGAATATTGGAATAAGGTTGGAATTTTTGAGTACGGATAAGATAGTTTTTAAGAACCTGTAAATCAATCTTATCTTCTAGTAAAGCACTAGAGAGAGTATCATTGATATAATCAAAGATTTTATCATTTACTGGTTTATTGATATAATGGAATAAATCAAATAGATCTTGTTCGATAAAGCACTTATTAAATACCCATCTACCTACAGTAGTTCTGAAACTATTTGTATTTTTATTTCCCTCTGGTCCGTATGTCCCAGGAGGAACGTCAATAATATCATATGTATGGAATCTAGCTTTACCATCAAATACACCGAATGTTTCCATCATGAATGATAAAGATTCAGTTTGCTTTTGAGTTATACTAAATAAATATTCTAGATCTTTAAGATCTGTTATTACTTTAGCTCTACGATTATCAGAAGCCATGTTAGTCCTCCTTTTTGAATAATTACTTATATGTAAACCCATATAAATTTGGCGGAAAGATATGGAGTACCCAATATTGGGTACTCCGTTATCATTATCCATATGGTATAGTAGTATGACATCCATCCATCAACTTATCACATCTTAAAATGCACTGAAACAAAGCAATCCACTAGAGTCGATCTCTATAAAACCTCTAGGTATTCCGTTTATTCATATAATAAGATAATTAATTTAGTTTGGGAGGTAATTAATAGAATGATAAGGGTGATTAATGATGAATGTCATAATACCACACCATATGGTGTGGTTACATTAAATATTGTAAACGTCTTCGCTTAAGATAGTTATAAATAACTCTTTTGGACTCAAGAAGTTTTCACTATAGAAGTCAAAGAATCCGTCTGTTTTAAACATGGATCTATGATAACCAATGATATGAATAGTATTGGTATCTTCGTATGATACTATTTTAGGGAAATTATTTCTGAGTTCGTTATTTCTTATACTCCATTTGAAGCGAATATTTTGGTTGACTCTTTTAGTATTGGTATAAAGGAGACTATTGATACATTTTACAATGTATTTATTTTCTTTCTCAGTCCATATATCAAAATGTGGTACACGTTGGAAAGAGTCATCTACTCTTCTACCTAACTTCCAAGAGTTAAAGTAGTTTTCTACTTCTTTATCGTCTACAAATATATTCTTAATTCGTCTATCGAAATATCTAGCCAAATCGATAGGATCGTGTTTATGAGGACGATATTTCAAGAAACGATTACGTTTAAATAGTTTATATCTATCAGGATCTGCTTTTAATAATAATTTATCATGAATACTCAAAGAAGTATTAGGATAATTAGTATAATAGATCCCGTCGAAATTCTTTTTAGTAAGATGTGTTTCTAATAGATCAAGTTTAGCACGAAGATAAGAAAGCATCTTTCTATAATCTTTTGCTTTCATCTTATTATATTTACAGAAAGCTTTAACAAAATCTTTTCCAGATTGTTTCTTAGAGTTTACAGATGGTAGCCATTTAGCCAATTTAGAAGGGTATTTACCATTAGCTACCAATTCTTTATCTCTTTCTAAAGTCTCATTAATTATGGTAAACATCATGTCTTGATAATCTGTACCTAGTAGTACAAAGATATCATCCCATCTACCATACTTATTGACAATAAGCTTTAAGAGTTTAAAATTGATATATCTTTTATTAGCATCTTGAGCCATCCATCTAAGCATATATCTGAATACATACCGTTCACCTAAACCATAACCACTTGTATGGTCTCGAATAAATAGTAACCAACGTAAACCAATTTCTTTATCTGCTTCTAATACTCTTTTTAAAGTAGCAGCCAGAATAAATTCATTAGCTAATTCTCCGATGGCTCTAAATATACCAGTGGATTTTTCAGAACGATAGCCTTTAATATTTTGTGTAATATCTCCCATTTGTTTGAAAAGATCTTCATGCTCTTCTGCAAATCTTCTAACACGGAGTTTTTCCATTAGAATCATCCTTTCCTAATTTAAAATATAATTTTTAAAAATCTATTCTTAGCTCAGATATAAGAGAATATGTATAGTAAACTGACGTGGAGACCTATATGAACAATAGGAGTTTACTAAAGTAAAGATACATACCATAAATATTTTTAAATGCTGTTAGAGCTAATTAGACACAAATCAATTTCGATTGACCACACCTAGAGAGTCAATTGAAAGGTAGTAAGAGGTAACGAAGATCTCTTAATGGAGATCTTCTTATTACCCATGAAAGAAAACCAAAGCACATATATTCTAAAATTATATTAATTGCTGTTCGTGCTTTTCTAAAAATGAATGAATACAAATTTTGTTTGATATCCCAGGATATCTATAAGATATCCTGGTTTACCATGTCGAAATTACATTCCAGGAGCGAAAGTAATGTCTAACCAGAGCTTATTACGATTGTTAAAAAATTGCTGTTAAAGCTCTTTGTAAAGGAATTTGTGTGGAAACTTCACGGCAAACCATGAAGAATCGTAGTTGGATACAGGGTGACTGAGTAGAGGGTTTACTCTCCCTGCATCAATAAAGTGTATATAGGTGTATTAAAATTAATTATTTTACTAGAAATATACAGAATAAGAAATAGTAATTGCTTTTTCTGTATCGATCAATGGTTCATTAGGGAAGTTCAAGATAGTAGCAGGGCGAATATCTTGATATACTTTATTACCACGATCGTCTGTTTTTAACCAAGCTGTACACAAAGAGATTTGATTAATACGAGCATCATTAAGACCTGTTGTATTAATGAAATAATCACGACAGTCAGATTTAGAAATAGATAACTGCATAGTTACAATTGTTTCAGCATCTTGTGTAGTTACCATATCGTAAATAGAACCATCGATAGGTGTACCGTCAGTTAATTGTTGAATCATACGAGGATCTGAATCGAATCGTTTAAAGTAATAAGAAGTAGCAGTTGTACCTGTCTTCTTACCAAAATAAACTTTCTTTTCATATTCGTTAAGAGATTCACCTGCTGTCAAGTATTGTAATGGCACAATATTTTCTGGAGTGATCCAAGAAGCATATTTTTCTGCATATACTTGAGAGTTTTCTCTACCACAACCACCTTTACCTACACAGAATAAATAAACTCTATTCTTTTCTGTAGTAGTTGTAGTATTGATAGTACCATCTAAGTTAAGAGCCGTATTATAACTAGGAGTAATTTCCACGTTATTAATATCAAATAATGCTCTTGCTAAGAAAGCACCACCAGCAATAGTAAGCATATTATGACGAGTAAAGATTTCTTCACCAGTGTCTGTATAATATGCTGTAATTTTAGTTTTGAGACGATGACCATCTAAGATTTTATACTTGTCATTTTCTCTTTTAATCTTGTCATTTAAGATTAGTTCTTTTTCCATAACCTTTCCTTCCTTAATAATCATTATCTGAAGCTAAGAAGCGTAATTGATATTTCTTGTGGTTAGTTGCAGCTGGAACATTGGCTTCAAGATCTTTTTCTATAATACGTAAGTCAGCATCAATAACCATAGCACCAGAATCAGGACCAAATTCTCTAGGAATTTGAGTACCCCATAATGCTATGAATGTATCTTGGAATTCATTAAATAAATTATCTTTGCTAATATAGTTAGCAATTGATTTCCATTTACCATTTATATTGACTTCAAAACTTATAGATTTAGTTTGATCCCATTTACCTTCCCCAGCCATTACTTTACGCTGATCTCCTAAATTATTAATCCCGACTAAGTCGAAACCAGCTAATTTAGGTGGGTTGATATTATCTGAAACAAATCGAAGTTCATCTTCAAACCATGCGTCAATTAAAGGACCGAAGTATTTATCCCGTCCTTGCCATCTACCACCAGAACCGTATAGGATATGTTGACTATTTTCTACCCATCTAGAAAGACCAACTGTGAATGTAGTTGTTACCCTAGCGGCTGGAGTAGGTTTAAATTCTTTGTTACCTTCAAATCTACCAGTATATTCTGGTAAGAAACCAGTACGTACTTCAAATCCAGGATTATCTTTTACAGATATTTCAACTTCATATCTACTACCATATGGTATTTGATCTGTTGTTGTACCATCGACAGTTTTAATCAATGCACCAGTATCTTCATCATAGAATTTAACTTTAACGTGTTGATATTTTCTATCTGTTATAGTAGCATTAAACAACTTAGCTCTAGGTTTTTCTGCAGTAACGTCGATATTATAAGTAACTGTACCAGAATAACCGATTGTATCTGTTTGAACAATATCATCGTTTACTGTATAATTAGCATGGTAGTAACCAAAAGTATCGCTATTAGTAATTAGATACACATCACCAAAGTTAGCTTGAATAATTTGATCAGCTTGAGTAATAGGATAATCGATACCATTCAAATTAACGTTCATAGTTTGACGTGTAGGCCATGGATTACGAACATGGATTTGTAATTTCTTTCTAGTAGGCATAGCAGCTTCGATATTTATACTAGGAGAAGTTAATCGTTCCATTGTAGTGCTAGGAGCACCAGCTATAAATCCATTATCTGGTTTTACAGCTACTGTAATTAAATCACCATAGTGAGCATCAAATGATTCAGTATATTCTTTACCATTCAATGTAACCACAATAGTTTGGTGATCATCTTGTTCTATATTAACTCTGCATACTTTAGTAGTAGCTGGAGTTGCATAGATTACAGTATCGCCTCGAACAATGCCTTCTTTATTGTAAATTTCACCAGCATCATAATTAGGATCCATACTTACAATAGTAGCAGAGTATTGTCTACCTTCTTTAGCTACAAATGAAGTTGTATGATCAGTTCCATCATAACGAACAGTGATTTGTTGTTTATCAGATTGAATTACTTTGATATTGAAATCTCTAGCAATTCTAGAAGCTGTTGCTGTAGCTCTCATATCACCATTTACAACACCTGTAGATGGAACACGAATACCATCTTTATCATATACTAGTAACTTACCTTGTACATGATTACCTTTACCTTCAATATTTACTTCATAATCAGTTAGATATGGAACTTTGAAAGTTTCAGTATGAGTTACACCATCAACTACAACAGAGATGGTTTGGTCTTCGAATTTATCTATAGTGAATGTAAATTGAGTAAGCTTAGAATCTTCTAAATCGAATACAACATTGTCACTTCTAAACATATCCTTTTTAGGAAGGTTGTATTTCAATGGAGATGGATCATAACCCCAATCAGAAGTTATCTTAGCTTCATACTTAACACCAACAAATGTAGGAATATTAAAGTATTTATTATCTACACCTTTACCATCTGTACTATCATTACCGTTTACAGTATATACTTGATAACCGATACCATCATCGTCAAAGACTTTAAGTTCAATCTTTTGGTGTGCTGGAACGTGACCAATAGTAAACTTAGAAGTTTGTCTAATTGGTTCACTAGCAGTGATGATAGTATAATGGTTAATAATACCAGAAGTAATATTAGCTACACCAGGAGTCCAACCAAAATCACTTTCTACATCTACAGCAATTCTAGTACCAGCTTTAACTTCAAATGTTTCGGTATGAGTAGCCAATACATTATCAGGATTTTCTGGATCGAATTCATATACTGTAATTGTAGTATGATGTGGTGGTCTAATAACTACACGATAGTTAGTAGAAACAGCAGGAGTTGCTGTAATAGTAAGGTCTTTTACTACAATACCTTTATTATAAGAAGGATAACCTGCTTTATAACCATCATCTGGAATAATTTCTACTTCAAATTCATCACCGTATTTAGCAAAGAAGTCTTCAGTATAATATTCTCCATTATGAAGGACTCTAATAGTTTGATTTTGTGTTTGTTGAATATGAACAACGAACTCTTGATCAAACTTAGGATCTGTATTTGTACTAGTAGATTTGATAGTCAATCTATCATAGATAGGAATCTTTTCATACTTAGAAGTATGGATAGCAGATTCATAAGTCACATTCATATCGATATCAAAATACTCAACCTTATTGAGGTTTACAGTTATTTCGATATCGTCTATAGGACGGATAAAGTTAATCCGAGGGTCATTATTACTAAATTGAATGAAGTCACCTTTAGAAATCATAGAAATCTTATAAGATTTAAAGAAGTTTATGATAGTAAAAGCATAATCCATCAATGAAGTTTCAGATGCACCAGGGAATCTATCGAAGATATGATGGAATTCATAACCACCAAAGTAGTTTTCTAATAGATATGCTACGTTAGATACAGTTTCTGCAATCTTTTCTTTACGAGTACTTCTGTCTGTAATAGAAGCAATACGTTTGATGCTATTATAAAGAACAGTATCTTTATCTTTTAAGAAATCAGTAAATGTTGTAGCAGTATGCCCATCAGATTTCTTGAAGTAAGTAAGATTGAACTCAGTAATCATCATAGAATCATATAGATCTTTCCAGATCTTATAATATCTATACTTAGTAGCATGACCCATACCATAAGTGATTGTATCATAAACCTTTTTATTGGTTTTGTATTGAGTAGTAAACTCTTCTATAGATTTTAATCGTTTCTCTGGAATAAAGAAATCCCATACTGGATACATATCTAAAGTTTGTCTAGCTTTAAGAATTTCTTTCTTAAGAGCAGGTAAATCGGCGTGCATATTAAAGCCTTTGATATACATGATCTTAGATGGAGTATCCATAATCTTATCTTCTGTATCTTGATCAAGATAAGCCAAAGCTGTAAGATAAGAGAATACATGACCAATCTTAAATTCTTTTGCTGTAGAAATATTAGGAAGAGCAACAGTTAAGTCTTCTTCTGCAGGGAAATCATCGAATAATAGGTTATAGAAATAAGCTATTTGGAATGACATATCTGCAATATCCATCAAGTAGTTAATAGCGAAGTATTTAGTACGAGCATAGTTAAACTTCTTCTTAAGAATTTGATGTTTAACTTTTTCATGTGCTGTAACTAAATCATCTTCAGCACCTACACCATCCCAGAATACATCTTCTGATGTCATTAAGTCATAAGGTTTAATATTAGACTTAGCCATAATGTCATCTACGAAGTATTCTCTATCTAGAGGAACACCAACGAATTTCAAATCGAAGTTCTTATCTACATCTTCTTCAGAAGATTCAAAGATATAATAAGGATCATCTAGATAAATGAATGTAAATGTAAGATTAGGATACTTCAATACGTCATTAGGGTTTTTGAATGATAAGTTGCCATTTACTATTTCATATAAACTTGGATCTATAACTACACCGTTAGAACTTACATACCATTTCCAGTTATTTTGAATGAAGTTTTCAAACGGAACTGGAATCTTGATTTGTAAATCATTATCAACAGCATCTTCTGTAGTAATAGTTTTATTCTCAATAATAACTCTATTAGCTGCATTGAGCAAATACTTATTATTGAAGAAATAGATAATGGAGAAAGTTTCACCTTTCTTAAAGTTTCTACCTTTAATAGAAACACTTGTATCTGTAAATTTAATATTATTAGGATTTACAATACGAGTTCTATGAGAAACCATAGCACCTTGTAGAGTTGCAAAGTAAGGTGAGAATGGTACATTGATACCAAAGTCAGTTTGACCATCACTAGATACTTCAATTAATTCTTCTGTAACTTTAATAGCTTCAGAAGATTCAATACCATAAAGATATGAGATATTAATAGTAGTGCCAACGTCTGTAATGAGGTTTTTATCTTTAATAGTAAGAGTAGCTGTTTGATCATTGATAGTATATTGATCAGGTTCTAGGAACTTACCATATACATCAACAATTACTTTACCATTCTTAGCAGTAAACCCATCAACTGGGAATTTAAGATTAGGATATACAGTTTGATCTTTAGCACCAACTTCTAATCGTTGATTACTCATAGAAATATTAGTAGCTTCAATACCAGCTGGACCATATCTGTAAATAACTTCTACTTTATCTGTCTTTCTAGCACCAATAGCTCTAGAATTGAATGATAAAGTATTATTATAAGCTTGATACCAATCTTGCTCTAACCATTTATCATTGATCTTAACGAATACTTTATATCCAGTACGGAAATAGTTTTCTATAGGTGGGTGAAGTTTAAATTCAATTTGTCTATCTTCATTATGCTCAAGAACTTCTACATGAGTTTTTAATGTAATATCAGAATATACTGCAGCTTCAGCATAAATGAAGTTGAATGTAAGATTAACACCGTATTGTACCGCATCGGTATCATTTAATTGAATAGTATTCGTATCGATGAACGTATATCTACTAGGAGATATAAAAGTGCCGTTATGAGTTAGGAAGAAACCATTACCATTTGCACAGTAGTTGGTAAATGGTTCAGGTACTTTAAATATCTTTCTATCATAATCTTCAGATAATACATCAACTCTAGAGAATTTAGTATTAGAGTAATTATTATAGAGATATAGTACAAATACTTCTCTATCTGTAGTACCACCATAAGTTGGTTTGATAGTAATTGTATTCGTTTTGATATCTATATCATAAGCATCTTTTTGTAATGGTTCACCAGCTAAGAATACTATTAAATCATTACCTCTGGAGATATAGTTAGGTGTAGGTGGGGTAAATTTGAACTTATTATGGCTCATCTTAGCTACATCTAATTTCATGAATAATGAATTATCTGTATCTACTTTATTATTGCCACCTTTGGTTCTATCATCATAATAGAAGTTGTATCTAATATCAGTAGCACCATTACCTAAACCATTTGGTTTGATTTCTAAATGGTCATAGTTATTTACATCGTAGTCAGTACCGCGAGTAGCTTTAACCCATTTATTATCTCGCTTAAACCATACATCCATTACATTACCTTTTTCAAGGAAGTTTTCAAATGGATATGGAATAGTAAGATCATTTATCTTACGTTCTACATTGGTTTCTAATAGCATATCATTCCAACGAGAATCTTTAGTTACCATTTCTTCATATACGAAGTTACCCCAACGATCTAGTTGTCTATCTCGAAGGATAAAGTATCTAAAGATAGTAAGATTTTCTACACCAAATAGATTTACAATATCAAACATACCTCTTGCAGAGGATTTATTATGAATTAATTTATTCAAATTCTTAGCAATACGTTTTTGGTATTTAAGTGGAATAGATTTGTAGTATTCCATACCAAACTTTTCAAAGATTGCTTCTACACATGGTCTATCTAGTAATTCATATTTAAGGATATTCTCTTGAATCTTAGATAACATCTCTGTCATTGTCAATAATAGAATTAATAGACAGATAAAGTTACAGTAGAAGTCTGAATTGTATTTGAATGCTTCAGAATAAATAGCATATCTTACATAGATACGGTTTTGTTCATAATTATATCTAAATTGCTCAGCAATATTTTCTTCTTCGATTGTAGGTGTATACAACAGTTGGAATCCATATGCTTTACGAGCAGAATATGGAGTAATACCACATTCAATATAGTTAAGATAGTCCGCTTGTGGATAGTCTGTTTTGATTTGTTCTAAAATACCATAAGAGTTAAGTAATTTAGCACCAGATGCTCCTATTTCATGCACATAAGTAGCATTCCATAAGTTTCCATCAGGTAATAGGTATTCATAGTCTCTAAGAGGGATACCATAATCACCAATCTTAGGCAAACCACAAATAGTACGATAATAATCGTTCAATTCTGTATATGTATTGATATAATCTTTCATATACAACTGACGTAAAGGTTCTTTTAAACCTTCTGGTATATCATCGTAGCTATATGCTCTATTTTCTGTACGATTTGTTCTTCTAGTAATGATAAAGTTAGCAAGTTCTGGATCTACTCCAACTTTCAACATTTGATCTTTACTAAATTCGCAAATTTCATATGGTACATTACCTTCGGTACTCATAATAAGCATATCAGCTTGTATCAATGAATCTTCTGTTTCATTGTTATCTGCTTCTTGCTCATTCTTAATTACGGCACCGAAAGCTAATTGTTTTACATAATAAAGTAACTCATCAACGAATGGATTGTTCGAATATGTCTTACTTATTTTATAATTTGCCACAATGTTGACTCCTTTCTTTATATAATGATTATTAGTATGTATAAGCTCCTCGTTTTTTCCAGTATAACATATAGATAATCCCTAAACCCTACCAATTTAATCATTATAGGAGGCTTGCTAAATGCAACACCAAGAATTCATTAACCCTAAAGAGGAGTTCCCTGGGATTTTCACGTACGATGATTTTAATCCAAAACTCTGTTCACCAAATTCTCCTTATGAGATTGATTTTTCTCAATCTAAAGAGACTTTGATGGATGTGGATTTATATCGTAAATTCCTATACTCCGCAATTAGTCGGTTCCGCTCTAGTGCCTTCTATAAGCACTATAAAGCACACCTAATTTTTGATTTAGGTTTGGACCGATGTCAATTACATCCACATATCACAGTAACTGGAGAAAAAGAAGTTGCTAGTTTAGAGATGCATCATCATGTATTAACTATCTTTGATATTGCTTACATTATCTGTGAGCATACTCTAAATACATATGGTACTCTTACTTCTTTTGATTTAGCTGAGATGATTCGAATGGAACATGAAGCTCATCGAGTAAATGTGGTAATGCTTTGTAAAACATGTCATGATATTTATCATGATAGATTGGATAATTTCAAAGTTCCATCTTATTTAGGATTTGGTAAATGGTGGGAGCTATTAGATAGATATAAATATGGTATCAGTAAACCTATTGCTGATAAAATCTACTATATGCTCAAGAACGATCTCTATGATCAAAACGGAAACGAAGAAAAAATAATGAAGTTGCTTGAATTACGAGACAATATCGTACAATGGAGTGAGCTTAATAATCATTATTTCGGAACGTAGTAAAATAGCAAAAAATAAAAGAAGATATAGGGATGCTCAATATTGAGCATCCCATATTTTACTTACTTTTTATTTTGCTTGTATTCTGTTATGAGATCTATAGTAGTATCTGCTGCTAACTTGGCAGCTTTATCAGCTTGTTTATAAGCAACAACTAAAAGAACCCAAGAACCAACACAAGTCAAAACTTTTAATAACATAGATTTTTTCATTTTCAAATACCTCTTTTTAATTTAATAAAATAATAATTTGGATTGGGATCGTAGAAAATTAGAGATTAAAGCGACGACGCATATCGTCAATGTCTTTTTGAATTTTTTTATTTTCATTTTCTTTTCTATATACATATCCAACGATACCCAATGAAAATAGATACAAAGCAGCTAATACAAATTTTCCCATAATGAAACCTCCTAAAATAAAATACATTTTGAGATACAATTTATATCTCTTTCACTATTATAATATATCATTGAAAAATCAAACTATTACAAATTCCACTTCTGGGAACGTAGATAATTATTACATTTTCTACACAATATTAATTTGAATATTATAATTAATTTGGAGGATACAAATGAAGAATTTTATAAATAGAATTTTATCAACTTATACTAAGTATGACTTAGTTAGTCTAAATAGAGCTATTACATATTGGAAACAAGATACTGCTTATAGTATTAAATCTAAAGTAAATAATACAGGAAAGTTTATTAGAGACCATTTGATTATGGTTTCTATTCTATTAGCTATCTTAGCTTTCTTTTCTAGAGAGTATATTATTATTGGGGCTTTGGAAGCTTCTCTTATTATAATTACTTTCTTATATGATATGAGAGAAAAGCAAGCTTTTAAAGAAGAAACTTTCTATATGGGAATTGAAGTTAATGAAGTTAGAATGGAATTAGATAACTTCATAAGTGAATGTCTTGAAGAATATTTAGTTTATTCATCTTATGATGGATTAAATCAAATATCTCCGGATGCTGAAACTAAAATTAGAAATAAAATTGTAGATTTAGTATCTGCTAGAATTTCTCCTACTTTATTTAAAAAGCTTTCTATCAAATATAAAGAAGAATCTGTATATGATGTGATTGCCAATAGAATAAATATTATGGTAATGAATCACGTTATTGCAGTCAATACTAACTTAGATAGAGAACGTATGGAAACTGAAAGAAATAGAGCTCCAAAAGATAATAGATACACTTCTACTATCCAATATCTAAATAATGATAACCAAATTATGTAAAAAATAAAAGAAGATGAGAGTAGCCAATATTGGCTACTCTCTATTGTTCTCTTAAAATACTGGATTATCATCCGAAGTTTCAAAATCTGTACCTAAGATGATATTTAACATTTTAAGATGGGAATTCATACCATCATAAACTGTCTTTTTCAATACAGATAGAATTAGAATACGATCAGATGAAGTGATCATCATATCGGCTAAATCACCATCGTTTCTTAAGATAGGTTCTCCAAGAATTAGGTATTCATTAACTTCATTAATTACTTCATTGCCTGTGTATACAACAACTGTATTAGACTCTTGGTCATAATAACTTCTCATCATAGCGTCATCACCAAATGGACGAGAAACCCAATTGACAATAGAACGCTCTGGTGTATGTGGGAGATTAGATCTCCATCTGTTGTATCTTTCAATTTGATCTTTATCTAAAGTAACTTCGAATCTATAAACTGCTGGAATCATCATAGCGATACTCTCCTTAAATAACTAAATCGGGAAATCTTCACCACCGAAACCTACATTAATTTCAATTCCAGTGACTCTTTTTAACACTTCAATACATTTACGATAGTCTGTAAAGATAATACTACTACCTTGAGCCCATATCAAAGTTTCTTCAGAGAATTTGATAGGTAATACATAATAGTCTCCTGCTTTAAATTTCTTTGGATCATCTATTCCTATGAAATTAGAAATTTCGGTAGAGTTGGAATTCTTATCTTTAGAATAGATATAAACTCTGTCAAACTCTGCACAGAAATAAGCTCTGACTTCGTATGTATCTGTCTCATAAACTACATCTGCTGAAGCCAATGTTCGATTAAGATCGGATTTCCATTTATTAAATTTCTTAATAGATTCTTCTTTTATTTCTATCGAAATCTCTCTTGCTTTAATAATCATAATATTTATACCTCTTTGATTTTAAAGATATTATCTTCTAAAAGATTATTCATCAAATTAAAGAATCCAGAATGATCGTTATAATAATAACTACCATCTTCTTTAATTGAAATAGATACAGAAAAGTCAAAATAGAAGTCCAATACATTATGACCATTAAATCCAGTCGATATTTTACCAAATTTCATTGGTTCTGTAAATGTACCTATATGAGTTGTACCACCATAAAATACATCAATAGAATTGCTCTTTTGATTATGATATAATTTTATGAATGAACCATTTGTATTATTAAAAGTAGCCGCTTCGGATACTTTCTTAGGTAATGAATTCATTAAATTCATAAATCTTTCAAAAGTATTATGTCTAACAGCTACCGCATTAGAATTAATATTGATACTAGTTTCAATCATTTTGACTACCATCCTTTACTTTTAACGAAAGAATATGGAGTACCCAAT